TTGCGATGACCTTCTTGTATTCCACCGTCTTCAACTTGATACCTTGATAACCATGAATACGGTCGATGCGCTTGGGTTTGAATTTCACGTCCATATAATGTTTCAATGCGTGGAAGGTTTCTTTCGCGGGTTTCGTGTGCGACCATAGACGAAATCGCCCTTCAAGGTTTACGGATTCCTCTTCCACATCAGGGCGCACGATACAGCAGGTTGCTACGAATTCGTCGAACTTTTGTGTGAGTTCATTTTGTGGGAGAAGAATGTGCTGGGTAAAGGGAGATTCGTTTTCGGTCGCGACGACTTGAAGCGCCTGCGACTGTTGTGCGGTCTTCTCTCGGAGTTCATTGTTTGCTAGGGTGAGGTCGTGGATGGCCTTCGTTTTTGCTTCAAGGTCACTGACGAGTTTCGCATTCTCGGCCTCCAATTCTTGATTGCGTTGAAGGAGACGGTTGAAATTTGCCACATTGTACATTCGTGTGTGAATAATGCACTCAATATGTTTTGTCAGTCGTTCAATGGTAAAATTTGTGCTGTCATATGCGATGATTTCGGTTTTGTTTTTACCGGCGACTTCAATCGTGCGAAGTTGACGCTTGATTTTTGGATGGTCTTTGATGTAGTTCTCAATTTCAACTTTGTTATGGACTCTAAATGCTGCGGCGAGGATGAAGTTCGTGTATTTTTTATGATGGTCAGCGACGCGAGTGGCAAGGTTGTTGGTGTGGCCGAACTTGATGAGTTTCTCGTTGTCGGCGTTGGTGTTGTCAATTGTGCCGAAATAAATACATTCCGTGTTGACTGGGAATTGGCTGATGAGAGTTTTTTCGACGGCACGTTTCTTTTCTTGGGTAAGAGTGATGGTGGCTTGGTTGAGGGTGATGGTGGCTTGGTTGAGTTGCGCGTTTGTTTGTTCGAGTTGGGCGCGGAGTTCGCCGGTCTCAGTGTCAATGATTTGATGCAATGTTTCTTCCAAACGCAAATAATAGTCGTGGATTTCACCGGCTTTCTTGGTCTGTGCTTTCAGGCAGAGAAGTTTGAAGCATCGGATGGTGAGTTTGATGGTTTGCTTGTTATGACCGCCGTGTTTTTTGGGTTTGTCTTGATTGGTGGATTGTTCTTCATCGTTATCAGAACTCGAAGCAGTAATATTTTTATAGTCAACATTAGGTTTGAAGTTGGCTTCGAGAATTCTAATTGCGTTAAATTTTTGACTGAAATCTAACCATCTCCACACGTCGTCCAAGTCAACAACAAAGTCAGTATTCTTATCAAAATTCAGATAACAATAAAAACTACTGACAAACAATTGCTGTTCGAATGTGCTGAAGTTTTCTTGAATCTTCTCTAGCAGAAGGTTGTTGTATTTACGAGACAACTTGGTAACCGGGTTTTTCTCGATGAGTTCAACAATGTTGAGGGTAGCAGCCGAGGCGGCGCAGGCAGAAGAAGCGGAGGACATCGTTATGAGCGTATGTTATACTATGTATAGACGGATGTCTTTAAGTTGTTTTCAGATACACAAGCAAGAATTATACAAGCAAGATTGTAATAGTATTTATTACATTAAATTGAATTCAACTGAATACAAATAGATTGACGATACGTTTCTACATTATGCCCGAGTTCACACGCGATTTGGACGATTTGGTTTCTCATTTCAAGTCACAAAAAGTTCAATTAACATTACATTTGGAGAAGAACTACCGAGAGAATATCCATTATACAAAATCACCACTTAAAGTTGGAACAGAAACGAAAAAACGGAATGGTGGACAAAACCGAATCGTCTACATGCTAACAGAAGAGGCATTTGAGCTCTTCAAAAACTCATTCAAGCTGAGAAGTAAGTATATTGTAGACGTTTCTGAAAATGTGAAATGTGTCAAATTCCCAATGTGTATTGAAGGACAGACTGTCGGGTTTATTGAAAATGCGTATCGGGGATTACGTGCGATGACTCGGCAGTTTCAGATTGGACCTTATCGGACAGACTTGTGCTTCACGAACGATAAAATCGTTGTAGAATGCGATGAATATGGACATCGTGACCGGTTAGTGGCGCACGAAGTAGCTAGAGAAGAATTCATCAAAAATCAAGGTTACGCAGTCATTCGATACAATCCGAATGAGCCGGGGTTTGACTTGTCGGATGTGTTGAATCGGATAAATAGGCGTTTGATGTCGCTTTTATAAATCAAAAGCAGATTTATGAAAGCGGCGGGTTGAATCCAGTGACGCTTTTACATTTGAAAAGCGATATTTATGAAAGCGATATTGGAATCCGATGGCGCTTTTATATAAAAAAGCGAAAAATAGGGTTGAAATGCTAATTTCGCAATCTTGCTCCTCCGAAAAAGGGAGCAACCTTCCCTCACCACTTACTCTTCTTCACATTTATCTTCGGTCCCTTGCTATTTTTCGCAGCATTAGGGTCATACGACTGCTCTCCTTCGTCGTCAGAACCGAGATTCTTGGATATTTCCCAGAATTCCTTACTGCCGAGCTTGAATGGCCCGTGCTGTTGTGCCTTATACCAGAAGATTTGGTCTTGTAATTTGTTGGATTTCGCGTTATTATTGATGACGAGACACTCATAATTCTCGGTACACTGATCCATCACCTGACAAAAGCTCTCAAAAGTGGGGAACATACCCGCATAATTGTCGTAGATTCGCTTACGATTCGCAATATATGGCTCGCGGAGGATAAAAACGTAGTCGATATTCGTGCGGAGATTTGGAGGGATACCAAGAGGATATTGCATTGTGATGACTAACATTATCTTCCAATGACGCCCGTTCATAAAGAGGAGGCGCATCATCACGTCCTTCGTCCATTTGTTATCATACAAGCAATCATCCAATACAACGAACGTCCTTGGGTCAATGGATGACTTCTTATATGTATCCATTTCCTTTTTCACTTGCTTTAAGACTGCCTTCTGGCGCTTAAGGATGTTCTCGATGATGGCCGTATTATAAGCGTCGTGAATGAATAATTTCGGGACGTGTGCTGCGAAGAAGCCGTTGCCTGCTTCTGTTCCAGAGATGACTGTCCCGATAGGGATATCCTGGTGATGAAACATCAAATCCTGGACGAGAAAACTTTTACCGGTATCACGACGTCCAATGAGAACGATAACTGGGCCTTTGTTTTCATCCGGACGAAAACTGATAGACTTCATTTCAAACTTTGCGAGTTCTAAATTCATCGTATTCTCTGTAGATAATAATGATAAACACTATTCGTAGTAATAAACACAACATATATTATTTTTATCACATTTTTACGAATAGCGTCCCGTTTAAAATGCATATAAAACTTCTATTTATCAATCATATCACTCTTTTATTTAGAATATACATTTAGGAACAATGAGCAACAACCACCAAAACGCACCAGCATTCCAACTTCATTATCGTAAACATAAATATACTCCGGACACAATAGAACCGGCATTCTTGTATAATATTCAAAATTACATACCGATTTATTCGCGTTTTTTTGATATCAACGAAACCAATTATAATGCAATTCAATTGAACCAAAAATATTATTTACAGAATATTGTATCTCATCCGACACAACATATTGATGATTATGACAGCTGCTCTGGTGAACGCACTTATTCCCTAAACCATTTAGAAACGATAATTGCAGACGACAATGGAAATACCAACAATGTTCCGATTTTTGTTAAATATTCGCCTCTTCTGGACCCTATCCGTTATTTATCTGGTAAATATGATACCCATCACAATGCCAAACCACATACGCTTCCAAGATATGATTCTACGCCGGATACATGCGAAGAAAAAATGTTGAATACAAACAATTCATCTTATGTTGACGGATTCTTCTCTTATTTGACGAGTCGCACACTTCACGAACATAAAATCATACACGGGCTTGACTATTATGGTAGTTATTTATGTAAACAGCGCGAATTTTCCACAAATGTATATGACGATATTGACTATCTTGTGGGTTGTTCGTTTTTCAATACTTATGAAAATGAACTATTCAGTATTGATTATTCACAATTTGGAGATGAAGAGATGGGTGAATCCTCAGATGTCAATATAAGTAAACTAATGAAAATTCGTAACAAAATGAAACCTATTATTGGTGTGACTGGAGAAGAGTATTGCAATGAAAGTAAAGACCGTATTGACATTCTTGGTGCAGTTGACATTTGTGATACTGTATCAAATATTGATGCATCGCATATCGCTGAAACGACGGAATGTATAATGGAACCGAGTCCAGTAGAAATCGTAGAATTAGATTTATCAGAAAATATTCTTGAATCCACCGCGGCATTGTCTTCAAAACATAGAACAAGAGACAATGATGATACAAGTGTCAGTGATT